TTATAGAGGGTAGGCCAGACTTCACAGATGAATTTAATAGCAATACAGCAATGGCTAAAAATGATAGTGAAAATAAAAGGATGTATTTAGGAATCCTAAAAAGATTAGAACAGGCCAAATACTTTGAGGTTGATAAGGATTTGAGTGAACATTTAGAAAGGACTAAACCGCTAGATGTTAGTCAATCCAACGACTTCCAAATGCCCTTTGATAGAATGTTTATTAGTACTTCAATCAAGCATGAAAATTCTATTATCAGTGGAATGTTGGTTTGTAAAAAATCAATAAGAATGGAGATAGGCGACGATGGCCCAGAGTTAAAATATTTGCCTAGTGGAACAAACGCGACAAGAGAATCAAGTATAGAGCATTCAATAGATGGATATGAAGTAAATTATAGGATTGATTTTGATAATGGTAATTACTACATAAATAATTCATTTATCATATTTACTCACAACGAGATAAAAGAGATATACGGAGTAGATGCGGATACTTCTTTTATTAAAAATGAAACACACACAACAGTAGTGAAAAATTATCTTATAAATTTGGTTTGTTTTTTAACATTGAAAGAGAAAGTTTTAATTGAGAGAAATAGGACAAATTCATTTAAGAAAAGAAAGAAAAGTGGCTATATTCCAATACCATCATCGACCTTAATTACTTGTGACAATAAAACCAAAGAATACTTTGCTAAATACAAAGAGGCTGTTGACTCTGGAGCTATGGGTGTCACTAAACACGATAGAATAGCGTTTTGGCGCAAGTATAGGCACAGGAAATACAAACACGTCCCAATCATTACCAGACCTGATGGAAAGGTCGGTAAATACCAATGGATTAAACCCACAATAGTTGGAAGTGGTGTATATATTCCAAAGCATAGGAGGGTCAAATTTAGTAAGGATTAGGTTTCACCACCAACTTTATATAGACCTATGTTCATGGCAAATTATGAGAAACACGGACCACCCCAAATGGCCCAGTATATCTGGAGGACCAGCGGGGCGTGTCTCCCATTAACAAACAAGGAGAAACACACATGACCGAACAATTAGGAACTTACAAAGTAAACACGCAAAACTCTATGACAAATGCAGTAGACATTACAGCATTTTCAGCAGGTAGAGAAATGGGATACCAATTAACCTTCGTTATTGATTCCCAGAAGCAAAAAGACCATCAGGATTCTTTTAGACCAATGATAAAACATACACGTGCAGAGGATGCCGATAATATGATGAACCTTTGCTGGTTTTCATTATCAGGCAGTCAGATAGAAGACCTCTATAGGATGCATTTAGAGCGCAAATTAGACGGTCTAGAGCAAATGGACAGGGTAAGGGACCCAAAGACCATAGGATGGGACGGAGAGGTTCTTTAAATGGCTGAATCTCAAAAGTCTTTTTTTGCAGCAGCAAAGGCGACAAGAATAAAAGAAACTATAATAGACTTAACAGATAATCTAAAGACAGAAGAAGAGCTATGGAATGCCTTTAAAGTAATCAAATCAGGATTACATTATCTAAGTGCAAAACACACAATGGAGGAGGTTAAAAACAACAAGGAATAGACCCCCCATATACGCAATTAGACTACATTTCGTTCATGTGTAGCACCTTAAATCCCTCGTGCGGGCGCGTAGGATGGCGGAGGAATAATTAGTTCCAATGATGCCAATCTTACTCTATAGTAATAATCTTACTTGTCGGGGTTAGATTTGGGGGTGCGAGAGCTCATGACGAAAGGGCTATATATACTTATGGGTAGGATTATTTGCAAGGAATCCCAAGGGTTAAATATCTATCTATCCCCCTCCTAGCAAATTTAGGATAGTTTAGACTACCCTAAATATCTGGGCGGCGTCTTTAGACCTAGCCCTAGGCCCCCAGAGACTAGGCTATATAAGAACTATGGTCTAATAGATATCAGCAAATTTAGGGTGCCCGAAAAGTGCAAACAGGATTTTTCAAACCCCTAGAAAAACAGCCTCTAAGCACAAATAGGCCATAGAAATTATATATACTACCTTGTAAATAACTAAAACATGAGCGAACAAAAATACACCTCAAAAACAGGCCAGCAATACGAACCAGATTCAATATCAGGTTTTGCAACACCTATCTATTATTGTAGAATGTGCGCATTAAAAATGTATGAGCCAAATAAGGGCTTTGGGTACCGCTGCGCACCTTGCCATGAAAAGGCAGAAGGATGGTGTTAAATGGCCTCTATAGCAGGTATGAAGTACAATATGTTTAGAATATCAAAAGAGATGTTATACAATCTTGAAGACTATCTAAACGCAATGGACCCAGACAATACATACAATATTGGCTCTGCTTATGGTGGTTGGAGATTAGAAATAATTGATGATAAGCACTGTATAAAATCCGTTCCAGTTGGAAACGGTTTTTATTATCCAAAAAAAGAATTGTATTATTTAATTAATGCATTTATTGAAGGATTTGAAGCAGCCAAACAAAGGAAATAATCAAAAAAAGCCAAAAACGCCACTCCCCCCGCATTATGTGGAGGGGGTGGTTATGGTCCTGCAAGGGCAGGTAATCTCTAAATTTTTTATATTTTTGTACCATAAGTATATATAGTCTATTGTATAATGTATATACATGGTATGGTCAAAGACTAAGGAACGGCCTAAGCGATATTTGATTTCGGTAGGTCGAGATAGGTTGAGAGAGAAGGTCATGGAGGATTTGTGGCGTATAGTTACGATAGAGGGTTCTTCGATGGCGGACGAGGTATGGGATGCTTTGTATATGCACGTAGAGAGGCATAAGGATATATTAGAGCCGGAGGATGATGGTGGAGATGGCAGGATACACATGGCCCGTGACACTGAGTTTGATGATGTGGTTGCTAATGAGACATATGCTGCACAGGAAGATGTAGTAGAGGAGATATTAGATGCCGAGCGTAGAGTCGAACAAAGAATGGTTAGAAGCGATTTTTTTAGAAATAAGGGAGGCAAATGAGCGAAGGAAAGGTAGGCAGACCTAGTACATATAGCCTAGCAGATAAGCAGGAGGCTTTTGGTATGTACTTGAATGGTATGACGTTTAAGGCTATTGCAGATGAGTTAAACAAGCGGTATGATTGGAATTTGAGTATGCGTACTATACAGAAGTGGGCAGCTAAGATGGGTTGGAAAGAGCAACTTACGGAAGTTGAGCATGACTTGGCAGAGGAAGTAAAACGCACGGTTGTAAAAGACATGGGTGCACGCATGGCAGAGGTTGAGGAAGTAAGGCAGGAATTTTTGGGCCGCCTCCGGCAGGGTGACGCGGAGATACGCGGGCATGAGTTTGCTAAGATGACAGAGATGTTGAACAGCATGGGTGATGTGCAGAAAGAGAAGGACGAGCTTGTGAACCACATTAACGAGTGTATACAGCAGGCGTTGAATGAGACAGATATACCTAGGGCAAAAAAGCAACATTTTTTGAGGACATATATTGCGTTATTGCGAGGTGACTTAGATGGCTAAGCGTAATGGATTGAGTGGTGGTCATGTTGCAGGAAAAAGAAATCACACTTTTACAAAGGAAGATTTAGAAAAGCAAATCAGGTATATGGACATACGTGCATATTGTTTAAAAAAAATGCAGGTATCGCAAGAGTATCGAGACAAGCACTGGCAGGTTACGGATGACAACTTGAAGGTCTATATGCAGGGTTTGTTTGATGCTTGTGATGATTTTCTTGGATGGTGTGAGGGCCGTATAGATAATGAGTAATTACGATGGTTGGACGGTTGTGTTGCATGAGATGATGTTACACATTCAGAAGTTTGTGGATGACAATCCTATGGAATATAAAGGTAAAGAGTTGAAGGCATATACGACGGCTTTAGGAATGGTAAGTATATTAGCTAAGAACATGATAGAAGACATACAGAGGGAGAAGGCTGATGTGGAGGTGTAAGGCTTGTGGTATGGTAGTGACACCCGTGGATGTAGAGGACCATGGTGGTTTTTGCAAGGAGTGTCGCAATGAGTAGTTTGGCTACGTTGTTTTTGATGGTAGTGGCGTTTATCGCAGGTTTTTGGCTTGGCGTTAATACATATAGGGAGCAGTTGAAGAAGAACTTATGAGAAAAAAACACGCACCTAGTGAAGTACATCACATGACAATGTGTGGTCATGAGGCGACGCCGCAGGAGTTTCGTAAGATGAAGGAGATGCATCCGAAGTACATAAATTGTAAGCGATGTTTAGCGTTGTTAAAATGAGATGGAAGTTTAGTTGTTTTGTATGTGGTGAGACATGGGAAGAGGAGCACAGAAAATTGCATAAAGATGATTTTATATTTAGTAAAAAGAAGGAAGGACGTCCTATGTTAGATTGTTATCGATGTAAAATAGACATGATATATACACCATTGATGGGGGAGATAGTTGGTAACCGTGGGTGATTATAGAGATAAGGTAATTCACAAGTACATGGGCAGGTCTTTTTGGACGATGTGTGGCCGTTATGTGGATAATACAGAAGGATTGATGAATGTGACAGCAACGGACAAGGACCATGAGGTAAACTGTTTGGCTTGTAGGAGGTTTATTGATGAATAGATACGCAGTTCAGGAGCAACGCAACAAGGTTTCTCGTTTGCTACGCACAAGTAATAGAAACAGGAACGCCATGCGTTGGAGTAAGAACGAGACGCCAGAGCACATAGACATGAAGTTTGCGATTTGCAAGCAATTAAAGGAATGGGGGCATGAATTTTACACAGAGGCTGTGTTTGAGCCGTCAGGATTGCGTGCAGATGTAATAGATGCGGATGAAGGAATAGTTTACGAGGTTGTAAATACAGAAGGCAGCGATTCTATACTAAAGAAGCAGCATATGTATCCGTTGGAAATACGTGTTGTTAATGCAAACCAAAAATTTACTAAGGAGTTATTGTTATGAACAACAATTTTGACGATGATTTAGAAGACGGTCAGATGGGTGAGCGTGCTGTTCGACATTTTGTAGAGACGCAATGGCACAAGAAGTTTATCACATATGGCAACACAGCAGCTTTTGACATTATGTTTCAAAACAACAAACAGAAGCCTATATTTTTTGAAGTCAAGACAGATATGTTTGAGAAAGACTGGGACAAGGGTGGTACAGGTAACATGGCAATCGAGTACAAGTGTCGTGGTAAGGATAGTGGAATTAAGACAACCTTGTCTGATTGGTTTGCATATTACTTTCCTAACTTAAGTGAGAACCATTTATGGATTATTCGTATGGATAAATTAAAAGAACTAATAAAGGAGAACAAATTTAAGACAGTAGCAGCGGGAGAGCCTGATGAAAAGACAGGAAAAAAGGTAAGTCGTTGTTATTTGATACCTAGGTTTGATTTTCGTGGTTATTTTACAGTTAGTACATTTGACGGACAGGAGTGGTTACCATCATTAGACTAATTAAGGATGGTAAGGTTATAGAGGAGACACGCGATTTACATTATATACACGAACAGCTTGTAATTCATGACAAAGATGTTAAAGAGATAGTTATAACTGTACGAAAGCGCAAGTAATGGACAATAGTAAACACATCACGCAGGCAATCGCAGGGGCATTGGAGATAATGAATGACCAGCCATTGACTTTGAATGAGTTCATAGATGAGGTAATGTCGGACTATATGGACCAAGAGCCGGGGACTTATGTTCCGTTAGGTGAGATGCACAAACAGTGGGAAGAGAATTTTAACAAAGGTGAGTTTGCTTCTATAATTTGTGCAAGAGGTCACTTGAAAACGACATGGGGTTTGTGTGTATTGGCTTATATGATGCACAAGCAGCCAAACTTTAGGGCTTTGTATATATCTGCGACCTTGGAACAGGCTTGGGACAAGTTAGAGCAGTTTGAGGAACTTTGTAAGAGGTCTTGGAGGCTTAGTGCGTTCTTAGAAAAGTCAGATGATAAGAAGGTGACAATACGAAAGAGTGCAAAAAGATTCAACAATGGTAGTAGGGTTGCTGCTGCAAGTATAGGAAAAGCACTTGAGGGTCCTCACGTACACATGATTATTCTGGATGACGTTTTGCAGGAGTTTCCTAATTTGACTGATGATAAGGTAATCCATTATGTACAAAGAGTTGTGATGCCAATGCGACTTCCAGAATCTAAGATGTTGCTTGTAGGTACACAAAAACGTGTTGGAGACATAACGGACTGGGTATCTGAGAGTTCGGAGTGGAATGTGATACGACATCCAGCACTTTTGGAGGACGGTACGCCTAGATGGCCTGAGTATTGGAATCAAGAACGGTTAGACAAAGAAAAGGAGACAATGGGAAGTCGAGCGTTTGAGTCTGAGTATATGTTAAATCCGTTGGACCCAGAGTCTGCCGTTATACCGTATGAGGTGCTTCAGCGTTGTTTGGATGAGAATTTAGATATGGGTCTTCCAGATTACACGGACGATATAAGCGTCGTTATGGGTGTTGACTTGGCTGTGGGTATGAACAGTCAAAATGATGAGACAAGCTACTGTATTGTGGCTTATAATAAGAAAACAGAGCATCGTAGGATACTGTATAGTTGGACAGGCAAGGTAATGGCACAGGGTTCGGGTTGGTTAGAGACACAGGTGTTGAAAATCAGAGAGCTTGCGAAACGTTTTAATCCAGAAACGATTATGATAGAATCGAATGGGTATCAGAGATTGGTTGTCCACAGTGCGTCGGACTTGGCGGGTTTACCAGTCGAAGGACACAACACGGGCAGAGAAAAGCACAGCCACGATGTGGGTATACCGGGGTTGGCCTTGGAGTTTGAAAAGGAGAGATACTCGGTTCCGTGGGAAAAAGAAATAAGAGAAGCAAGCAGACCGGGACCTAGAAAGTTGACGGATGGCTTGAGTCGTTTGGTTTATGGTAAGAACGGAAGGCTAGAGGGTCACACTCCTGATGCTGTGATGGCGTTGTGGATGTGTGAGTTAGCGATTAAAGGTATGAACAAAAAGGGTCTTGCGTTTGTAGGTTGGGATTACATATAGTAAAGTTTATATACACAAACTATATACGAGACATCCAACCATACTATGAAAAAGCGAACGAGGTTGGAAATTTATGGAATTAGTGACTCTACCAAAGAGAGCCTTAAAGAGATTGCTAAGGCGGAGAATGTTCCCACAGGCGTCCTAGTGGAGCCAGTCCTTAGAAGGTACGTTCGGGAGTATCATGGCAGATAAGAGAACTAGGTATAAGATTCCTAAGGGTGTAAAGAAAGAGGCGATGGATGGCCGTGATTTACGTCGTATGCACGGGTATGGCGGTGGTAAGGTGACAAAGATGATAAACCGTAAGTTACGTATGCAAAAGGACGTAGGTTATGATACGGCAGTTAAGATTGACACATATTATAGAAGGCATGAGAAGGTAGACCCGCCTGCTAAGGGTTTTGGTGACAGGCGTAATCCTAGCAAGGGTTATGTTATGTGGAAGCAAATGGGTGGTGATGCAGGTCACAGGTGGAGTAAGTCATTGAAGAAGAGGTTGGATTTACTACAAAAAACAGAAAGGCTTAATAAGATAATGAAGACATTGGAGGATATACATGGCATGGTACGATAGGATAATTGGACGCAAACCGATTAGAAAAATATCTGCGTTAGAAGAGATGATAGCAAATGATACTAATCAGATTATGAAAGAGGCAAGGACTCCAGTGTATTCTGCTATGGGAACAAATGCGCAATATCAAGAGTCGATATTGCCTCCGATAGACCAGAGGTACCTAGAGCAGCTAGCAGACCGTTACTCGCATTTAAGGACAGTTATTTCGCGTATTGCTTCGCAGTCAGTTGCAAAGGGCTGGGAGTATCATGCAGTCGGCGACACTGGTGACAAAGAAGAGAGAAAAATCTTAGAGACATTACTTAGAGACCCGACAAGAGGAGATGCAGACATATCAGGTATGGAATTGTTTAAGGCAATGATAAGACAACTTGAGATATTTGATGATGTGTGGGTTAGTATAGTTTATGACCGAGTAGAAGGCGGTCAGATGAAAGTTGTCAAACAGCTTTGGGTAGAAGATGCAAAGCACATGAGATTTCATGTAGATGAGTTTGGCAGGTTTAAGGATGATGTTTATTTTGATGTTATTACAAGACAGTTTGTAGACAAAGATGAAAAAACAGAAGGCGGTATTCCTGCTGCAAAGATGGCATATTTTTATGACCAAGGTGGTGACAGTGACAAAATACCGTTTGCAAGAGATGAGATTATACATTTTAACAAATACAGTGCGACGGCCAGATTATATGGACAGTCGCCAATTATGGGTCTTTCTAAAAAAATAGAAACCGCTCTCGCCATTGAGAACTTCCAAAACAAAATCTACAAATTAGAGAGACCACCCAAGGGTTTCTTGGATATTCCCGGCCATGATGAGGAATCTCTTAACAGATTGGGAGAATACATAGCAGAGGAAACAAGGCGTAATCCTAACTTTGTACCAATCATAAGCAGTAGGGGTGAGGGTACAGGAACAGGACAAGCTAAGTTTGTGCCTGTTATGCCTAACATGGATGAGTTGATGGCACTGCCATATATGGAGCGCATTAACAACGACATAAACGCAGCGTATGGCGTTATGCCAATCATAACAGGAAGTACGGCAGGCGTAGGTGGATTGAATGCAGAAGGAGAACAGGTTAGTATATTTGACAGAACTATATTGGAAACACAGAAATGTATTGAAATGGGATTCTTTAAACCGCTGTTAAAAATATTGGGCATAGAAACTTGGAAGATAAGGTTTGCAGATATAAATGTAAAGAATGAGCAACAGCAACTTGCTAATATGTTACAGAAGGCAAATATAATTACAGTACTTAACAAGGTAGGAATAGAAGCAACACTTGACAAAGACGGTAACCTTAAGTTACCAGACAATCCTCAGATAAGTATGCCAGATGATGCTAAGCCAGAAGTAGGAGCGTTGAAACCATGAGTGCATGTAAAAAGTGTAGAGCAGGTCCGATGTCAGTACATATATTGAGTAATGGTTTTTGTCAAGCATGTACAAGTGAGTTGTCTTGGAAGCAAGGAGAAAGAGTAGCACGACAACAGGCAGCAAGGGCGCAACGCATGAAGATGTTTAAGAAAGCAGAAAAGTACATAGACAAAAAATGGAAAGAAAAGTACGGTGACGATTCTGTTGAAAATGTACGTGAGTATAAATGAGAGTAAAAGTAACTGGCGGTAAGAAATTTACACGGACGATTAATTTTTATAAAAAAGAAAAAAATTGGGTTTCAATTTTAGACAAAGCTGCAAAAAATGTAGCAGCAGCTATAAGAGATGATGCTGAAAAAAGAGTATATACAAAATTTACAAAACGTAAAGGCAAGCTAGGTAAGAGCATAAAACCAAGAGTTTACAAAAGAGGAAACAATGTTTATTTGAGTTTGTCATCAAACCATCCAGCAGCAGGTATTATGGAGTATGGGGGTCCGTCTCCAATGCCATCTGCACCTTCAAAAACTCACGAGGGTAATCCGGGAATTGTAGAATATGCATATGTTTATTCAAGCACTAACTCAAGCGACCCCTTTTTTGAGCTTGCTAGAGGAATATATAGAAATCAGCCATTTAAAGAAGGTACTTTTTTTATGAGAAATGCTTTACGTGCAGGACTTCCTGCTTTAGAAGGCGAAGTAATACGTGTTGCAAAAGCAATGCCTAAAACTTAGTTTCCGGAAAGTTCGTTTTATTTATATACACATATCTGATGTTAGACTGTGGCAGACGCTAATAATACTAACTGGAAGGTCTATCGACCAGACTGGTACAATGACAGAGTTTTAGAAACGTTTATTAGCTCGCCTATCGTCGATAAACAGAACGATAAAATTAAAACAGAGACAATTAAAGAAGCCATGGATTTCTATATGAAATATGGTGTTTATTCATACAAGCATGAGGAGATGCCAGTAGGGTTGCCTCTTGCATATAAGGTAAAAGACGGTAAAGTCAAAATACGTGTAGGCATACACAACAGGCTTCCTATGCATGATAGAGTGTGGGAAGAAATGAAGATATACGGTGACAAGGGCGGTTCATCTATTAGGGGTGAAGCTGAAAAGCAAGAGAAGGTTTGCGAAGGAGACGTCTGCCACAACAACATCTCCGAGTTGTCTCTTTGGTCCGTGTCATGGGTTGGTAACAAGCCTGCTAACCCAGAAGCTACTGTAACTGCAGTAGCAGCAGCAAAATCAGAAGAACCTGTAAAGGTGACAAAACAAGTAACACTAGATGAAATAGAAGGCATGGTAGAAAAGATAATAGAACGCAAGAATGGCGAGTATTGTCTATATGCTAAGAAAGATAGAAGGTTACTAGGATGTCACAAGACAAGAGCAGGTGCAGTAAATCAAGAACGCGCAATACAAGCTAGAAGATTTAGTAAAATGAATGAAGAGCTTGACGGAATATTGGAAGTTCTAAAGAAAAAGCCATGCTGGGCAGGATATGAAATGGTAGGATTCAAGTATGAGGGCGGTAAGAAAACACCTAACTGTGTTCCTCAAAAGAAAAGCCGACATCCACAGACGCCTGCAAAGCCAAGTGAAAGAAGGACAGGTAGTACTAGAAATCCAAAGGGTACAGCTAGTGGAGAGCGTGGTGGAATAAAATTAAGTGCTGCGAATATTAAAACATTAGAAGGTTATCGAGACAAACATAACAAGAAAGTTGGTAACGCTAAAGGGAAAAAGGCTAACATGGGAGCATTGAAAGCAGTGTTCCGTAGAGGTGCTGGTGCATTTTCAACCAGTCATCGTCCTAGCGTTCGTAGCCGAGACCAGTGGGCATTAGGTCGTGTCAAGGCATTCTTAAAGCTACTAAGTTCAGGTAGGCCGTCAAATCCTAAGTACACCACAGATTACGATTTGTTGCCCGCAGGTCATCCCAAGTCTACAAAAAAAGCAGAAGATAAAACACTAAAGGTAAAAGCACCTAAAGGTTATCATTGGATGCAGACCTTGAATGGTCCTATGCTTATGGAGGGCGACTATAAGCCACATCCCGGAGCTGTTGAGGCATTTGAGTTTGGACTTATAGAAGACCATGAAGACAGTAGAATAGTAAAGGCAGAGTATCAGGGTAAGAAGGTAGAATTAAACAAACCACGCAGGCTTTCTGGTGAGAACAAGAAGTTTGGTGTATATGTAAAGAATGACAAAGGCAACATTGTACAGGTTAAGTTTGGTGACCCTAACTTGGATATAAAGCGTGATGACCCAGAAAGGCGTAGGAACTTTAGAGCTAGACACAACTGTGCTAATCCCGGACCTAAACATAAAGCAAGGTATTGGTCTTGTAAAATGTGGAGTGCAAAGAATGTGTCAGATATACTTGCGAAAAGCAATGAACACTTAGATGAAATACTTGATATAATTAAACAACCTAGGACAGGTAGAAGTCAAAGAGGTATGAGAGCGTTTATGACTGATTGTCGTAGAAATGCATTAAAGCTTAGAAATTATGAGGGACTTCAAAGTGTAAGAGACCCAGAAGCATTTTGCGCAGAAATATTTAGAAATCCCGGTAAGTATTCAGGTAGAGGTCCTAGAATGACATCTAGTAGAGTAAGAGACCAATCGGGTCAAAAACTACGTAGAGCTTTGGCAGATGCAGGTTGGAAACCTAAAGAAAGATTAAGAAGAGGCAAAAAACCTTCTTGGTCAAAATCGTAGTTTCCGGACAGATTGAATTACTTATATACCCTTTTCTCAGTCTATATACATGACAGATTGCAGTTGTGGTGGTAATCATACTGAAGCTATCGACGAAGAAATTGTCGAATCAGAGGACGTGGAAATTACCGCTGGATTAGATGAGCCAGTAGAAGTCGGTAAGGAAGAAGCAGTCCTAAAAGACATGGAAGCTACTCTTATGAAACTTAAAGAAGTAATAAACTACTTGAGTGAAAAAGAAGAAGAAAAAATGGACCATGAAGAAAAAATGGACGAAGAAAAAGCTGAAGACGAAGAAAAAGCCGAACACGAAGACGAAGAAGAAGAGGAAGAAGAAGAAGAAGAAAAAATGATGGACGACAAGAAACCTAAAAAGAAAGACGACATCGATGACCTCTACAAAGCCGTCACAACATTAAAGAAACACGGTATTGGTGTATACACGGGACAAAAAGCAACCCCCGCACCAGCCACTGAAGCTACTATTGAAGAAAAAACCATTGACTGGAATAATTTATCTAAGTCATGGGATGAACTAGAAGATATGGTAGGAGGAAACTAAGTATGGCAGGAATAAGTTTTGAAGAATATGTAAACGCATATTATGGTGGTACTCTAGGAATCTCTAAGAGATATGGTATCGCAAAAGACGACACAGTGACCAGCACAGACCCTGCTGGAGCATTCAACACTATGTTCGGAGCAAAAGTATTCAATCAGTTGAATACCAAATCAGAAGTATTTAAACTTTTGAAGAAAGAAGCATGGACACAATCAGGTTTCAGAATCATGACTGGAAGGCACAGCACAACTGCTGGTGTATCCGAAGGCGGAAATTTCCCAGCTACTGAAAAACCAGACATTGAAGAATTGACTCTTACACTAAAAGAAATAGTTACGCCATGGGAAATGACTTCTAAAGCAGAAATGTTGTCAGAAGCAGACGATGGATTAGGTAACTTACTAGCATTTATGCGCAGAGAACAAGGAGAAGCACACTCTTTTGCTATTGACCAGATGTTGTTAAAAACATACGAAGCAGATGGTGACGGCTCAGCAAGTGGTTCAGGTGCAGGAACTGCTGGAGTTAACATGGAATCTTTAGACCGTGTTACAGCATCTCACACATACTGTGGTAGCGCACACTCCGCTGGTGGAGACAATGCAGCATATGGTAAATTATACGACAAAAACGCAGGAGATTCTGGATTTGCAGAGTGGACTGCTGGAAAGACTGACTTTAACTCTACAAACGGAAACAACCGTGACTTAGAATTAAATATGTTAGACGATATGATTTCAGCATTGTTAGAAAAAGGTGTTAACTACAACAGCTTAATTATGTTGATGGGATATGATACATATCAACAACTAAAAGGTAAAATGCAGCAAACAAATGCAGCTTTCAGCTTTGGTCTAAATGCAGCAGCAGCAGGCAGTCAGAACGGAGTTACTGGAGAAGCTGGTTTGAACTTTGATTCACGAGTCGGTGCATACGATGGAATACCAATTTTCCTATCACAACACGTACCAAAAGACAGTGCAGGTGCAGGAAGAATTTACTTCTTGGACATGGACCACTTGGCAATTCGTGTAGCAGCACCAACAACCTATGTTGACAACACTAACTTGGCTATTAGACAAAAACTAAGCAGAGAATATGCATTCATAACTGCTGGTGAATTAGTCTGTTACAGAAGGAACACTCAAGGCAGTATCAGAGACTTGAACCTTTAGAGTGATTGGAGGACTAATTAAATGGTCAAAGTTACCAACACTACTAACAAGTTCGTTTATCGCAGGCTACCTCGTGGGGGTTACGTCGAATGGGCGCCTCAAGGGACAGTTGATGTCACAAGCGAAAGGTTACTACAGGACCTTAAAGGTCCAGGATTTGTCATTGACAAAGATGTTGGTCCCAAAGTTGGAGGTGGGGTTAAGACGCACGTCAAAGCTCCTAAATCTAGGGGCCGACCTCCTAAAGCAGCCAAAAAAGAAGTAGCCAAGCCTAAGAAAGGTCTTAAGAAGACAAAGGGTAAGGCTGACTAATGGCATCATACGACGTAGTAGCGACAAGGAAAAGAATAAACAACACTAGAGAAGCAGCAATCTTTGAGACCACTAGCGCAACAACGCCTGGTGGTTCTCAAGGTGTGATTCTGGATAAGTTTCAAGCCTCACATTATGAGAGAATGTCTGTACAGTTATACAATACAGGTGGCAGTACAGCTACAGTAAAGGTATTTGGTTCATTAAAAGAAGCACCAGGTTCTGTAGGTGGCGTTGATTGGACACAAGTTGGAGATGACATTTCAGTAACTGGCAACAGTACAGCTTTGAAGTCAATATCAACTACCGCAGTAAGGCATTTAGGAATTACAGCAGCAGGTAGTGGTTCGTCGCTTACGGCCATTGTCTATGCGGAGCAACTTTAGTGAATGGCTTCTCCTATATACACTAATATAGTCTCAGTAAGTGAGGTGGCCTAATGGCCGATAGAACATCAGCAACAAGCGGTAACTGGAGAGCAGATGATGCAGACACTTGGGGTTTGGGTTTAAACAATTATCCAGCAGCAGGCGATAATGTAACAATATCGGGAAGTCACACTGTAACTTTAACGCAAGATGAAAGTTGTGGTAAATTAATCCTTAATGGAACTATTGCTGGTGGAGGTAACAAGCTTACCTGTATAAATACATCAGGAAGATTATTTGACCACAGTGGAACCATACACTCTGGTAGCACGTTAGATGTAGAATTACAAGGAACTCATAACACTACTGAAGATTTTATGGGAACTGGAAACATTAATCATTTAATATTAAACGGTTCTGGATTAAATGTAGATATAGGTAGAGATACAACATTAGGAAAGCTTACAATAACACAAGGAACATTAAATACAAATGCAACACATAATCATGACCTTACAGTAACAGGAGATTGTATTGTAGATGGAACACTTACAGGTAATGCTTCTGCAATTAGTCTTGGAAGTCTTGCAGTAGGAGGAACCTATAGTGCAACAAGCGGAACAACTATAATAACCAGTGAAAGAAGCAATGGTCGAGCAATAGACATCGTAGGAACTTATACACATAATAATGGAACTTTAGAAATACAAACACCAGCAGATACAGATTTGCGTTGTCCTTCAAGTAGCTCTTTAAATAATCTTACAATTAACCACGCAAGTTGTATTGCACGGCCTACTGGTGATAACAAACCACCAATAGCAGGAAACCTTACAATCACGGCAGGAACGTTTAATACATTAGATTCAGATGGTTCAAATGTTCACGACCTTACAGTAACAGGAGTAACAACAATAGGGCCAGCAAGTGGTGCAGCAGACCAAGCAACGTTAACTTGTAATTCTTCAGACATAAGTTTAGGTGCGCTTAGACAACAGGCAGATTATGCTGTAAACATAGAAGTAGGCGGAACGTTTGTAGGCGGTACAGGAACTCACACGTTTGGTAGTTTATTTATGGCTCAAAGTGCTAATGCTAAAGCTACTATGACAACTGGTCAAGTAAAAGTAAACGGAGAAAATACAAGTGCAAACAAAGCTTGGAGAGTAGAATATGGTGGAGATACTTTTGACAATGCTAATGGAACTGTAATGTTTCAGTTCAATGGTTTTGATTCCCGAATGTCAATGAGAAGTGAAAGTCACGCTAACAATGCGTTTCATAATTTAATTATACATATGAATGGAGATACAAGAACAGTAGGCATAGATAATGGCTCAAAATTAATAGTAGATAATGATTTGACAATTACAAGAGGTATATTGCAAATGAATACTAATCACGAACTTGAAGTGGTTGGTGATGTTGTAATTGATGATGGTTCGGATGTTGCAAAGTTACAGATGGGAAACGTATCTACTGCAAGTACACATCCTGCTACCTTTGGAAGTCTTACAATAGGAAACGATGGAACTTACTTTGCAACAAGCGGAACTACTACTGTAGACCAAGGCAGTACGTATGTGTTAAGAAATTTAGGAACATATACTCCTAATAGTGGAACCTTAAAGGTAGATAGGTCTAGTGCATCAGGAACAAGATTTTTAGAACTTGGTAGTGCAGCAATACACAAATTGGTAATAGATAACACTGCAACAACAGCAGCAGTAGCTTATGTAGGTGTTGTAAATTGTGCAGACGACTTAGAAGTAACTAATGGCGATTTTAGAGCATATGGCGGTTCAGGAGACGTAACTATAGATGGTGATGTTACAGTATCCAATTCATCACATTTTAGAACGGAAACAAGCCAGTTAGCAGCAGGTGGAGTTAATGCTTCATTTGGAAGTCTTACAATAGCAAGTGGAGCAACATACGATGCAACACCGTTAACTACTACTCTTACGAGTGGTGGTGCTAATGGTGATGCCGCCACATCATTATATGGCGAAGGGACATTTACTCACAATAACGGAACACTACATTTTGCATCTGGAGCGCAGTATAGAATCCCAGTAGGAGGCACGTTCTATAATGTCACAACAGATGTTCTATTATATGGATATACTACAACTTTATTGCCTCAACCCACAATGCCCGATGGGACAACTGCTGCTGATTCTATTTCTATAGAAGGAACTTTCCGTATTAATAATAACGCAGTTAATCCTTATGCTATAAGTAAATTATTTGTTCATAATCTTATAATAGGAGATGGCACAGGTTCAGCAAATTCAGCAAAGTTATCACTGGCTGAAACAGATGTTTTTGATGGAACGATGTATGTAGACAATGTTACTATAAATTCAGATGGTCAGTTCTTGTTTGGAGATGGAGACGAAACTTCATCTACCGAAGGCTCTTCAGCACTTAACATATATGGTTCGTTTAGAAATCTTGGAGGGTCAGTAGACATAACATAATGGCAATAAATCTTAATTTTTTAGGCACGGGCGGAATAATAGAAGGAAATCTTGGAGCAGCAAACGTTAATGTAAATCTTGACAAATCTTTGATGTTTGACGGTACTGATGATTTTGTTCAATGTGGCACTGATACTGACCATGATTTTACTGACCATTTTACTTTAGCTTGTTGGGCTAAAAACGATAATGCAACTACTGCTGATGGTGACAGAGAACACTTAATCGCTAAGTATAACGGAAGTAACGGGCAAAGATTGTTTAGATTATATATTCACGGTAGTACCTTAAGATTTGGTGTAGGATATAACAGTGGTAATTCATCAATAGAGATTACTCACAGTATGACTGGACTATTAGAACATTGGAATCACTATGCAGCTTCTTTTGATGGCGGAGTTATGAAGCTTTACGTTAACGGTGTATTAGTTACAAACACAGATAACAGTGGCACACTTACAGCAATACACTCTAATAATGCGATAGAGGTAAACTTAGGAGCATACCAAGATGGTTCACACACTTGGACAGGTCAGATGGCAGATGCTAGAATCTACAATGCAGTACTTACAGATGCAAACATACAATTACTTGCAAGTAAAATAAATACTGATAGTTCATTAGGAGCAGGTACTACAAATCTAAAAGGATATTGGAAACTAAATAACGAGACTGCAACAGGCGGTAGTCCTGGAGAAGGATTTGTTGTAGATGAATCAGGCACAGTAAATCAAGGAACTTTGACTAATTTCTCAGGTACTTACTGGGATTATGACGCTTACAGTGTAGATGTATATGATAATAGTACAACGACAGATGGAACGTTTACAGTAACACAGGGAAAGGTAGAGGGTTTGTCACTTACTTCTTTGGATTTAGACGGTTCATCTGATAAAATATCAAGCACAAGTTTTACTATGGACCATAACGGAGCTACTTATGCTGTATGGGTAAAGAAAGCTAACGCTACTGGAAATATAGATACTATTCTTGGGCAAGCTGCTGACCAAAATCAACACTGGCTTCAAATAAAAACTAATGGAGAAGTAGTGATGCGAGATTATCCAAATGATTTAAAAACGTCTGCACAAATAGCAGATACAAATTGGCACCATATAGCAATAACTCTTAATGGTGATTCAAATGGTAAAATATATATTGATGGTGTAGAGCAGCCTTTGACATCTAATGATATAGTTGGAGACCCTTCTTTTGACCAACACGGACTTAGAGGCACAATAGATGATTTTCACGGTAAAATTCGAGATTCAAAATTTTTTGATTATGCTTTAAGTGCAGAGCAGGTAGCCTCGCTTTATTCAGGAACATATCCTCAAACTCCAGAACATTGGTGGAAAATGGATGATGCTGGATTACATCCGACAGGCGAACCTTATGTTGAGGATTATGGAACAGGCACAGATTCAGATGGTATAAGAACTGGAGCAACTTGGAGTAACGGCACTCTTGACCTTGACTTTGACCTTGTTATAGCAGCTAACGGTACGTTTTCAGCACCAAGAGGCACAGTATCTTTAGTACGCAACTTTCAGAACTCTGGCACATTTACACACAACAGCGGAACATTCGAGTCAGTCAGCGGAGATAATACTCTGATAAACACCTCTGGAACTGCACCAATTACATTCCACAACTTTCTTTACAGTGGGGGAGCTTTTACACAGATTTACAGAGATACAACTGTAGAAAACGCACTTACGATTAGTACAGGTCATTTTAAATTAAACAACAGTTCTAATGCAGTTACACTTACTATCGGTACTACAACAGCAGCAGGCTCTATAGTCAACAATGGTACGTTAAGTGTAGACAATTCAGGCACTAATAAGCCAACAGTACAAGGAGCATCGAGTTTGTATCCTGCGGTATGTACGGGAACTGATTGGGATTGGAATGCAAATTCCGCAGCAGATTGGAAGTTAGCTAATTTAGATTATCAGATTGCACTTGTAACAGGTTCAGGTTCTGCATCAGAAAAAATAACACTTACAGGAGATTGTGAGTTTGATGCCGTAACAGTAAGTAGTGGATATACTTTAGATTGTGGAACACACGATATTACAACATCAGGAACATTAACAGTTGAAGGAACTTTTACAGGAGGTTCAGGACTGCATAATATTAATTCAATAAATGCTAATAATTCTACAGGTTCTTTAACTTTAACAAGTGGAATTACTTTTCTTAATGGTGGTGGAAGTTCTTGTTTTGGTTTATCATCTGGTTTATCAAACTTAAGTTTTGCACAAGGAACTTTAGTTTTTAATCAATCAGACGGCAATCAAAGATTTGAGTTTAACAAAGCACCTGGTAGTAATTCAAAAAGAATGGGTAGAGTTGTGTTTAACAATGGCCCAAACAATGCAGCATTTCTTAATGCAGTAGCGTGGACTTCTTCAACTAGAGTGCCTACTGGAGACATTATTGTTGCATCAACAGATACTTCAGGAGATGGATTTTTAACAAATAATTTTGATTTAAGCACTGATGGTAATTTGCAAATTGCAACTGGAGCAAAGTTAAGTGCAGGTTCATCAGAACTTACAGTAGCAGGAGATTTTACTACCAGTGGTGGTCTGCTTGGCGCAAGTTGTTTAAGTTTAGATAGTTCTAATACAGAATATGCTGAAGTAGCAGACCATGCAGATTTAGATTTTCCATTTAACAATAACAAGATAACTTTAGAGTGTTGGTTTAAGACATCCACTAATGATGCACATCAATATTTATTTGACAGAAGAAATGGTCAAGATGTATTTTACTTACACATAGATAGTGGAACTAACTCCCTAAAAGGCAAAATATTTACAAGTGGAACTACTAATGAATTACGAGGAACTTCAACAGTAAATGATGGTAAATGGCATCACGTTGCATTAGTCTATGAGGGTAGCACAGGGGTGCATTCACTTTATATTGATGGTAAATTAGAAGCTCAAGAAACAGGAAGTGGAGCAATATATAGCGGAACAATACCATTACGGTTTGGCACAAGATACTCAAATGAGCATTTTTTAAACGGAGAAATGGATGAAATTCGTGTGTTTGCAGCAGCTAAAACAGCAGCACAAATAAGAGAAGATATGTTTAAAGATGCAGGAACAAGTCTTACACATTTTAATACTTTAGCAACTTCTTCTTCTACTGGTTTAGTAGGTCGTTGGGGTGCTAATGAAGGCACAGGTTCTGCACTTTCTTGTTCTAATTCAAATTTAAATGGTGTTATTTATGATTACAATGGAGGCAGTCCAGCTACAGTTACAGATGCTTGGGCAGGAGCAGGAACATTTACCTATGGCACTTCTACGCTAAAGATGACAGGCACTTCTAAGAAAATAAACTATACTGGCGACTTAAACTTAAGCAGTCTTACAATAGCTACAGGCGGAGATTCTAATACTATAACTTTAAATGAAATAAATGGCAATAATGGCGGCATAGTAGTATTTGGAACGCTTGAACAGGAATCAGGTAAATTAGCATCTACGAGTAACGAGTATATACAAATAGGCAGAACTTTTGGTAATGTTAAAGTTGCAGCAGGTAAAGGTGCAATAGCTTTTGCAGATGTGTTTAAATTCTTTATATTTCAAAATAGTCAAAGTGGCATAAGGAATTTTCCATCATCAAGTTCAGCAGATAAAGATTTAACAATTCAAAGATTGTTTATTACTTCTTCAAGTACTATTGAGACTTTGAGTCTAGGAAACCTTACAATTACAGCAGAATTAGAAGTATCGGGAGGAAATACTTTCAATGCTAATGGTAATACAATTAACTGTTACATACTAGATATGAAAACAGACGGTACTATTGATTTAAGAAACTCAACACTTAAAGCAACAGCATCAGGCGGTAGAACATTCCAATTTTTAGACAGTACATTATTATCAGGTAATAGTATTATACAAGGATTTGACAGTACAAAACCCGTTGCATTATATGTTCAAGCAGATGGAAATCATGAATTAGTAGGAACTTTACAAGATTGCACAATGCAAACTAACGGAGATATTACTGTAATAGGTTCAGTAATTAGATGTGATGCTTCAGCGGCAGGAGCTAACATAAGACAATTCTTTCACACCTTAGACACTCAGCAGTTATTGGATGCAGATGAGGCAGGGGATGATGATTTGAGACTTACAAAGCCAGCACTAGATAACGCACTAGAGTTAATGACTAAATGAGGCCTAAGGAAGAAATAGGTATGAAAGGCCCTCAAAGGGCGTTTAAAGGCACGATATGGTACGGCATGGGTTCTTCATCAGATAGTAATTTCAGTGCTGTTAAAACAGCTAGAAAGCGACCTTATCGCTCTATACGGTTTGGAGCTACAAAAGTAGAATGGTTAGTTTGTAAAAAAATGGTACAATTAAGAGAAGATGGCTATACATATGGCGGTATAGCAAAGTATTTAAACGATGCAGGTATAAAGACTAAAGCAAACAGGCCGTGGAATTATTACACTGCGCGGTTTGTGACGCTAAGAGCAAAAGAGGAAATCGAGAATGGAAGAAACGATTAAGCACAAAATAAAACAATCATACAACAGGTTGAGTGCCTTGTTAGTTTTCATAGCTAACGCATTCACTTTAATGTATGTGGGCGGCATGGCATACAATGACGCTCTTTGGTTTGGTTCGGTAAGTGGTGCTTTCACATATACCATACTCTCCACAATAGCAGATTCGCAAGATTTAGAAGAATTTGCAGAGAGAAAGAAAAAACCTTCGGGCTATCAAAACCAAGGAATGTTCAGTAATGCAATGAACTACATGGAAAACAGAACAGGCTGGGACATGAACCGTGACGGTCATGTGGGACAACCCATACCGCCTAACATGATTCCATACCAACAATATCAACAACAGCAACAACCAATGCCTATGCCAGCACAGGCTGGTGGATATATTAATCCAAACACTGGTGAGTTGTTAGAAGCGGAACAAGGTCCGCATATTGACAAGATAGCAAAGAAGGGAAAAAACAGTGGATGAGGGTCTAGTTTTTGCATGGTTTATCGCAGTAGCGTTAGGAGTTTCTGGAGCGGTAGCTAGAGCAAAAAAGTCAGCATTTACTGATTACAAAATTAGAAGTTTACAAGGAAAAGCAGCAGCGCAAGTATTTGGAGTTTTAGGAGCCTTAGTCTTTGGAGTAGGGCTTCTGATGTATAGTGGGTTATTGGCACGGACCGAGTATATAGTAGGCGTTTCAGCACTTACTTACGCTGCATTTTCCCAGTACAGTCCTGTTAATGGAGCATTATCCTTTTTGACTGTAGCATACAAAACAGAGTTTGCTATAGATGATTGGATAAAAATATCTAACGAAGCAGGACAAATTAAAGGAAAAGTTAAAGATTTTAGTCTAAAAGGCGTAAGGCTTAAAACGTTTGATATGTCAGAGGCAATTGTCTCCTGTGATGAATTGCTTCATTCAGTTGTAGAGAATTTGACACCCTCAGACATATTCAGATGGGAGACACCTGTTTCTATTTCTAAAATGGTTCCTGTTAAAAACATAGAAAATACGGTTAATGCCGTACTTTCTCAGCACAGTTTAGAATCATTAGTAGACGAGGAAGGTTTTGCACAGAAAGCCTACATTGAGTTTCACGATGACAAATTAGACTTCAAGCCTAACTTTAGACGGATAAGTATATATACGTATCATCCAAAATGGATACCTATGCCTGATGGAGCGGAACCAATCGGATACGAGGTCGCTTATCAACTCTCTAGGGAGTTTAAGCGTGATATGTACGAAAAGATGGATTCGCAAAAGAATGCATACGTAGATGTGGTGAGACCATGAAATTTATAAGAAATATGTTGTTTAGCACTGGCAGGTATCCTAGCACAATGGGTGCAGGAGGCCAACAGGACGTAGAGTTCTGTAGATACATAGAATGGGTTTGGTTCAAAAGATGTGTATGGATAATGGGTTTAGGCCTTGCATTTGGTGGAATCGGACTTTATGTAGGTTATTATTATGATACAGTAGTTACAGAATACGGTATGGCAATATGGGGAGTTGCTTGGTTATACAATGGATTCCTAATGTTTGTCTTAGCTGTAAGTGTAATATTATCAACAATCAAAGCATTGGTAGTCAAAGCCTTTGTCAGTCCTGAAGTACAGGTAGGACAAGCTGCGACAAGGACAGCACAAATGATGAGAAAGGGTGGACTATGAAAATGCGATGGCTTAGAGATATGTTAAAACTTATGGAAGCATATAGAGACCATAAGGAGGACTTAGACTGATGGCTGGACCACCACAGATGACGACCCTAGTACGCAAACCTCAACACACACAACCTGAGGAACCAGCACGAGAGGTGGCTCCAGCCCCTAATGTTCTTACAAGACAACCAGTACAACAACAGATGATGCCAACAGCGGAAGCAATGTCTGATGATGAACTGGACTTGTATGTGAAACGTCTCACTATGAGACATAAAAGGCTATCACGAAAGTGGTGGGGGTTAAGGCGGAAACATGGCAAAGACGAGTGTCCTTATTGTGGTATGACTACAGGAGGCGGATTCTGTAAATTACACCAGCGCGACTACGATGAGTATCTCTCGGCTTTGTCAACCCGTCAGAATAGGAGGTTTGGACTATGAAGCCTACATTACTTAGATTTACATTACACTGTGACGGTGTAAAGCAAAACATATATTGGAGGAAATTATGAGCGGATATGCAGGAAGCCCATCAGGATACTTAAACCCTGTAGCGGTAGATAAGATACAGCATCCAGATTACGATGCAAAGGCAGCAGAGAATACAACAATGAGAATGGTACAATATTTGTATCCAGTCATTAAGAACTCTGTAGAGATGTTAGAAGCACTATGTAAGGAAACAGACGTACAAGTTCCTACAGATTTAGCAGACAACATGGAATTTTTAAAGAAAGTCTATAACACACAGATAGACTGGCATCCTAGAACTATGTATGGTGACGAGGCTGCGGAGGAGCTTAATGCTCGTCTCACCTTGCATGAGGAGTGGGCCTCCGAGGACAATGCCCATCATTCTGTCCTAAACTGGCAAAATCCTTACGGTGATAATGGCCAACTCCAACAAGCTCCTGCCGTGACTCAACAACCAATGATGCCAAACCCATATATGCAGCAGCAGATGCCTATGCAGGGCGGCGCAAGTATGTTCAAACCGTGGACATGGTTCGGAGTCGGTACAGCAGCCGCCCAACCTCAAGCTTGGCAATTACCACCTCCACAGATAGATACACTAGCTAATGGAGAACAGTTTTACACAGCAAATGGCGGAGGACCTCCACCATTGGCACAACAGCAAGGATACCTTACGTTACCAGTTGGAGCAATCGGCTGGAACATGGCAGGACAACCAATCGACATGAATGGTATGGTTGTAGCAACTACAGGCGAAAAGTTGATGAATACAGCATTGAGTAGGATACTATAATGGTAGCTTACTGTACTGCAACTCAAGTAGCACAATTTCTTCAGGTAGATGCATTTAGCGGTTCTACTACGCCAACTAACACCGTTGTAGATTCATTTATTGAGATGTCAGAAGCACGTGTGGATGAGCTAACAAATCACGCATGGGCTACATCAAGAGCAGGTACAGTGACAAACGAAAGAGCAAGAATACAATTAGTAAGGTCTAATGTAATAAACTCTAGGGGTAGAATACAACTAGAACATTATCCGATTATAGGATTAGCAAGCGGTACAGATGCTTTGAATGTCTGGGACGGTTCTGCGTATGTAGAATATGTTGCAAACAAAACTGGAACTAATACAGTTACAGATTCTGTAAACAAGGATTGGTGGGTAGACACAGAGCGTGGTATTGTCTATATTGATAATTATGCTACACTTAATATGTTAAACAGCAGCCCACAAGGCGTAGATGCGTATGTTACGTACAGATACAGAACTGCTTCTACTCCAGATGATATAAAACTAGCAACTATCTATTTTACAGCAGCAATGATTGCAATGAATGACGATTTAAATCTGATGCAAGAGGGCGATGATTCTATGGACAACGCAGCACGTTCACAGCGATTTGAAGAGATGGCAATGAAGGTGTTGAAAGACGGTGGCAGATTAGATAGAGGTTTGGCAATGGCAAGAGCTGTTGGTGGATTTGGCGTAGGGAGGACCGCCTTAGATAACGTATATTGATGGCAGCAACCTATGCGACACTGGCAGACCCTGTATCAGCAGTAGTTGATTTGTTGAGTGATAACTGGTCAGCGGTAGCAAGTGGCGTAGGTACAACCCCAACAATAGATGAATCATGGGATATAGGTAAACATAATTTAAAAGGTGGAGACATTATTAGATGCTATGAGACGGCATCAAATCACGAGTTCTTAGGAATAGGTAAAGGCATTGACAAACACAGTGCAACTATTACAGTGGATATATCAACAGCAGTAAGTCGAGCAAGGCTTAGAAATCTGTATCAAGGTGTAGTACACATCATTCACGCGGCGCATTCAAAGAGTGCAGGAACCGCACTTAGTAGCGATTATGCAAGCATCAAGCTTCTTAGTCGCACAGACCAGTCTGACAAAAACAGACGTTGGTTTCGTTATGTTCTTAACTGTGAAATCACAAGTTATGAGGTGGTAAATTAAAAATGGTAAGAATCACACAAAACGTAGAGGCGGCTTACGAGGCTGAGGCGGCGTATGGGAATCCAGCGGCTTCTGCTTTGTCACACTTTGGTCTATTGGACACATTTGACCCTAGAGCGGTAGAGAGAAATATAACTCCTGTTCCTAGCATTGGTCAGTCAACGGATGCATTTCACGCGGCTGGACCTATTGCAGTATCTCTTCCGATAAAGGTAGCTTGTCAAGGCACAGGATGGCAGGCATTATTGGGTAGAGCTATAGGAGGCACTAGCTTTACAGAAGGCGGTGGCACTGTCAACTATCCTTTAAAATTGACAAACACTGTAGACTCATTAGCTATATTAGCAAAAGAGACAGGTGGTGATTTTACATTAGTAGCAGGCGTTGTTCCTAATGAAGTTACTTTAGAAGCAGATTACACAACTGGTGGATTTATTACACTAGATGCGCAGTGTACTGCACAATATACAGAAGACGATACTGACGGTAATTTTACTGGCGGTGACTTTTATACAGAAGATTATTCTGGCGTTGTTTTTCCAGCAAGTCCTAGTGCAGACCCACTAATCCCAACAGACTTGACAGTAAGCGTTGGCTTAGCAGCAGACACTAACAAAATAAATATATCAACTACTCACAGTAAAGGTTACATTGAAGTAGGTGAAAAGTTTGTACGCTTGTTTGACAATAGTGGATTAGATACTTCAATAAGTTCAGACGGAGTTATAGACATTGCATCTGTAAATTTAACTTCTTTAGCAGGCACAATTGATGGAGATGGCAGTTGGTCTTGTTCAGCACCAGCAGGAGGTTCTAGCAGTGCAGTTAACTTACTAAAAGGAATTTATGATGCTACAAGCGCAAGAGACATATTTGCAACAACTAACATGACAAGCGAATTTAAAAATCTTAAAACAGTTTCATTAAAGGTTATGAACAACAATGTTTCTATTCCTGGTAAGACTGGCACTAAGTTTTTACAAAACAACAAGATTTCAAGAGGTAAAGCTGACATTACGCTAGACCTTACAATGACAGCAGAAGATGAAACGTATTATGATTTATACAAATCAGGAGGAACTATTCCTCTTATCAGATTAGACTTTGGTACATCAGGCAGTATTGCATTGACAAACGGTACAATAACTGCTTTTTCAAGACCTTTAACAGGCGGTGGAGAGATTGTAGATACAATGTCCATCAAGTTTAGAGGTGCAGGAGATATCAAAGATTTTAGTGCATATGCAATAAGTGCAGACTTTACATTATAGGTAGGTAAATGGCAAGAGTCATAGGTCAGTTAGACGCCCCTCTACTTGACGTAGGAGCAGTAAGAGAAGATTACTGGGAACGCAAGGAGATACTACTGCCTAGTTTAGCTCGATTGTACAAACCAAAAGGATGGCGTAGATGGTTTTACAAAACACAAGCACCTAAAATAGTACTAAAAAGATTGACACAATCTGATTGGCAAGAAATAGAAAGTCGTAATTACGTGTTACAAACAGAATTAGAACAAGCGTTGCCTGAGTTTACACCATTAGTAAACAAATATGTTGGGGGGCAAGAGTTGACTGAAAGTGAATATAAACGCTTAGATGAGTTTAGTGTTAAGATGAGGCCTATGAATTATACTATGTTGCAGTTTATTATTGATGAACCTAAGATGTCTTTTGACGATGTTAAGTATATGATGGAGATATTAGATTCAAATGACGTGGATACTTTGCTTAGTTATGTAAGTATTATGACTTCTGAAAAAGCGTTAGTAGCTAAACACATACTTGATAAACGCACTAAAGAAGCAGGGATGGTAATTCAATAATGGCTGAAGAAGATGTGGCATTGTTAGCTGTAAGAATTAAAGCTGATGGTATCGAAGTGCTTGATGTTGTAGATACTAAATATACTAAACTTGGTGCTACAATGCAAAAAGGCAAAGCTCGTACAGAAGGCCACGCTGAGGCAATGGATAAATTACGTAAGGCTAGTGAAAAAAGTGCAAAATCTACGCAAAACAACTCAGTAAAAAACATAGAATCTTTGATGATTATGGAAGCTGCGACAAGTGCAACAAATCAGTTGATTTCTGCAAGGTACAAAGAAATAGATTCTAAACTAGCAAGTGGCGAAATTACGGAAGAAGAAGCAGAAAAATTGCGTAAAGAAGTAAAACAACAAGAAAAATATTCAAGTGCTTTAGAAAAAACTATTGCAATGTTAAGATTCTATAAAGTAGCACAATACGCAGCAGCCGCAGCTCAAACTGTGTTTACTAAGGCTACACAAGGCGGTACAGCAGCTATAAAACTACAAACAGCAGCCATGTTAAAAAATCCTTTTATTAAATTTGCAGTTTTAGTTTTAGGTGCAGCCCTAGCTTTAGCTCATGCAGGTAGAGAAATTGAATCTTTTAATGATAAACTTATGGCATTGGATAGAAAATTAGACCCAGTAACTAGAAAGTTTGAAGCATTAATAGAAGGTATAGAAGCAATTACAGGATTTGACATACAAAACAACAGAATATTTGAGGCATTTTTAGTGGAGTAATATGGGACAAACAGGAGACACAGGATTTATTAATACGACAACAGCAGGAACTGCTTTGATTACAGATACTTATGTTGATAAAAACGCAGGTACTGACAATAATGAAAGTGATACAACTGCTCCGCTTGTTGCTACAGGAGGCGCAGGTGAAACCGCAGCAATATTTAACATAAAAGTACCAGAGCGTAATGAAGTTTTAGACAGTAACGGTAACGTAATTCCAGATGATGTTACATTTTCAGGACTAACATTTCAATTTGACAGAACTTTACAAAACGCATCTACAACTGCAATTACAGGTTATTTGCTTAAAGATGAGTTAAATTTAGAATTAGTAACGCATGATACTACCGATGGTACTACGGCTTGGAACCCAGAGTTTGCAAACACTACTGGAGGTAGAGAGATATACAAAAGCCGAATAATACCTGCTGTTTCATTGTCTTCTGGCACAGGCACAGCGGATTTTGTTTTGCAAAAATTAGATGTAAATGATATTACTTTTGGCTCAGAGTTTCAGTTTATTTTGTACTCAAGTGTAAACATGACGATTGGCATGATGGACGGTGCTGAAGCTGACCGACCTAAAATAAAAGTATTTTTTAATAAGCCAACGCCTGAACCGCCAACAATTCAAGTTGTACCTGATGCAGGCGGTATAAATGGTATAATTAAAATAACGCCAAGTAAAGATGAAGCAGTAGTAAAACATAGGATTGATACTAGCGTAGATACTACTACAGTGTCAACTGATTTTACAGACATTGGTAGAACGGAAATATTAACTACTGAACTTACAGAAGATGCAGGCACTGCCATATACAATGCTAGCGGAGGTTCTGAGGTTGCTTATGAACATCTTTTTCCCTTAGCTTTTGATTCAGGAAATAGTATTGATACGACTGGAAATAGCACTGGAGACACACCTGCTAGAACTACATTCAGATTATATGCAGAAGACAATTATAATACAGACACTAATGGAGGTTCAAGTAATATAGTTACAATACGTAGACCTGCAATCACCATGACTGATAGCGCAACAGGTGCAATAAACATTGGCGATGAAAATGTATTTACTTTAACAACTAGTAAGAATGCAACCACTGGCGCAGGTCTTGGAGATTTTGAAGGACAGTTTACAGAGTATGCATTTCATCCAAGTGTAGATGATATAGTCGCAGATACAGGTGCTACGGTTGCTTCTGGTACGTTAAACTCTAGCAATATTCAACATGAATTTAGTTCAGAGGTTCCTTTTGAAATAGGAGACTTAATAAAAATAGACAGTGAATATTTGCGTATAGTTGGTTTTGAAGGTGGCAGTTCACCTAATAACAGAGTTACATTTGTGCGGGGCGCATTAGGCAGCACTGCCGCATCACATAGTAGCGGTGCTTCAATTTTTAAAGTAGACGATACTAAATTTTTATTTACAAAGCTGACAAATCCTACATCTTTACACACATTTAGTTACAAGTATCCTAAAGCTAAAACATCACACACGGCTGTTGCTTATGTAAAAGATGCAAATGGATTCCGTAGTGACCCTGCACATATAGCAGTAAACGTCAGTGAATCTAATCCTATAGCTAAATTAAGTGCAAGTAGAACTAAAGTGCCGTATGCTCAGTACGGAGACAACGTTGCAGGATTGACATTATCATTATCTAATTCAAAAGCAATAGGTAGTGACAATGAATTAACACATCATTTGTTTTCATATAGAGTTGGTAAAGGCAGTAACAGTTCTACTGAACCTCAGCCTATTGCTTGTGCTAATGGTCTTACTAATGATAACTCTTGTTTTGATTCTGGTTCAAAGCGTGTTGCGATTGTAAACGTTGGCGCAGTTGAAGACCACTCTGATGCTAAGTTTAAGATATTTGGAGTAGCGTCGTTTCAAGCAGACAATACGAGTCCAACCTCTGACATCAATACAGGCGGTACGTTTTCACACTATAAATATGTAAGTGAGACAATCACAGTCAATGCACAACGATTAACAGAAACAGTTTCTACTAACTTCTATAAATCTATAGATTGTATTGTAGCTGTTGACATAAGTTCTAATGATGTAGAGGTCACTCGATATGTGTTAAAGGTAGCCAACGCAGATGTTGAAACAAATGATGTAGCATTACTTAATGGTACAGTTAACAATGCAACACAAACGAATATTGTAGTAGATGACCCAGATACGCAAAATTATGATGTTGGTGATTTTATATTAGTCAAAGGAAGCGACACTAGCGGTTCAGATGAAATCATGCAAATAAGAACAATAGCTTCGTCTACTAATTTAACGGTGTACCGCGGTATGATGTTTTCAACGCCAGTAACTCATGGAAATAATACTCCTGTTAAAGTCATCAACCATAATATGTTTATTAACAGAGATTTAAGAATTGCAGGAAATGAATCTGTAGTTCCAACAACTAATGATGGTGCGTATTGGCGTTGGGGTGGCTTTGCACGCATTGTAGGCGATAGCTCTGGCGATGGTATAGATTTTGATACAGACGAAACTATAGAGCTTCAAACAGTACTAGATGCTAATTCTACAGGCACTTCTGCATTAGATTGGTATAATCATGGCTTTTTAGAAGGAGATATAATTAAAGTAGGTAACACCACGAATAACGGAACTTATACTGCACCTAAGTACTTTAAGATAATGAGAATGTTTAATTCTGGTGCAGACCCTCTAATTACGGCTGCTAGAGACAGTATTGAAGTTGCAGACTCTACAGATTTATTAACAGATGATGAGGCGTTGTTTATTACGACAAGCATAGGAACACAAAACACAGACACAGCAGCAGACATAGTTAGATTTGATAATGCAATGAATCCATCACGCACAGTTACTCTAAGCAGTTTTAATTCGTCTAGTGATACTTATGATGGCGAGGCAGATGACTTTTTGTTTGCAGGAGGAGTTATAGATGCTAACAATACAGGCACAGACCCTACAGCAGCCACAGCTCCTTGGATACACAGAGATGCATATACAGAGACAATCGTAAGAGGAGTAACTCCTAGAACATTAGACTTAGACAGCTTAGCAGTTTCTGATATAGCAATACTTGATACAAGCATATCAAGGAGTGGTGGTATTAATTCAGCAATGGCTTTAGGAGATAGAAAATATCCTATTGCAGGATTCAACACTAAGCTTGGTGACATAACTATGAGTGCAAATATTAGAATACTCACACAGGCGGGTTTCAGACAAATATGGTCTTTAGTTGAAGGAGACAGATATGATTTTGTATTTTTAGATAGTAACGAAATAGATTCGCCAGCTACCGTTTACAAAAGTTATAGATTAAAATTAAGTAGTGGTAGCATAAATAAATCCCCAGACAATGCAGCTCAATATACTGCACGCTTGAGTTTCATAGTGGTCGGTGAGGAAATTGCTTAATGGCAATAATAAGTTCTGACCCTTTAGTAAACAGTAGTGATGTATCTATAATTATAGATGATAACGAAACAATATCTGTAACAAATTTAAGATATAGTCAAAAGATAAACGCTGCAAGAATTGTAGAGTTTAGTGTTAATAGCTTAGAGGATTCGCTTAAATGCAGATTAGGTGCAAAGATTACTGTGCTTGTTGGCCGTGTACCTCCAAATATAAACACTATAACTAACAGTGCTACAAACTTTGGATATAGTTATACTAATCATTATCATTTTCAAGGTATCATACGACAAGTAAACCCTACACCACATGGAGCTTCAGTAACTGCTTATGATTATATTTCATTACTTAAAACATCTCAGATAGAAGAATACAAACCTGAAGATGTAATAGGTAGAGATTTGTTTACACTGATAGCAGATGCAGCAAACATTGAGCAGATAGACACAACTAATCTAGTAGGAGGTATTGGAATAGATGCAACTCCAGAAATGGGGCTGACTGGATTAAAAACTAGGAAACAGTTTATTGATTCATGTATTGCTAATTCGGTATCAATAGCCACAGACAGTTCCAAATATTTTGATGCAATCAATCCTGTGTATTATCAATACGCAATAAAAACTAATAATGTGTTTGACATATACAAATTAGACCCAGACAATGTAAACAACAAGCCAGTATTATCTGTTTCTTTGAATAGTAACAACGCCTATAACATTTCACCTACCATAGACACTCAAAGACTAATAAACTCTCTCACTGTTGAAAATCAAAAGATAGGTTTAGTATTTACACATAATGATAATTCATCAATTAGTCAATATGGGGTTTCTTCAAGTTTAGTATCTACTAATGAGACAAGACGCGAAGTAATAGAAACAACTGCTTTTGAGCTTGTATCTAGGTTTTCTAAACCAACAATAAAATATGAGATAGAAATATCTAATGATAATGCGTATTGTCTTGGTCAGTATGTAAGTGTGACAAGCAATATAATAGGAGAAAGAACCCTCCCCATACAGAGTATAAGTACAGATTTTGATGGAGGAATAACAACTCTTTCTCTTGGTGAAAAAGAACTATCAGTACAAGAATTAATTAGATTAGTTAGATAGAGACAGACACCTTCATTTCCACTGGAGATTTTATTAGAATAAAGAAGTTTATTTACATTTTTCATAATAAGCCGTCGAACCTTTTTTGTTTTTTTTAGCCTTGTTGTGCTTAAAACAGGCAAATCCTGAGGGTTAAACTTGCTGTCACTCATCCAAAAAGTTCCAGTGGAAATGAAGGTGTCTGTCTGTCGGGCGTAATGCTTATATAGACTAGCCGTAATGACATTCTACTCAATGTAAAACAATGGTGATACAATGATAAAACAGGTAACAATAAAACTAGGGGCAACAACGCCCACGGACAAGCAATATGAATCAGCTCGCGCTGATATAGAAACAACTTATACTATAAGTGATGAAGATGCTTTGGATTTAGAAAAGGCAATGGAAGTCTATGAGTATGAGCTAAGACGCGCAAGGATACACCTTAAAGACGCGTTAAGGACTGTTAAAGATGAGTTGGCTGGGGTAGTACCAGAAGAGGCTGGTAAGGCCTTAAAAGCCTCAGAAGCTAAGAAACTCAAAGAACTACTAAAACAGTATGGCGGTGACTAATGTCAAAATGGAAAGTCACAATCAAAGGATGGCAAACAGTGTGGGCAGACACTGAAGAAGAAGCAATGGAACATCAAGATATAGGATGTCCAAACAATGTTGAATACATAGAAGCGGAGTTAATAGATGAGTAAGACAGAAGAAGTGTTGGTAAACAAACACAAGTATTTACTTTTGTGTATTGATATTCTAAAAGCTCCAGAAGGTTTAGTTAATTCTATGACAAAGGAATTTGCAGAAGAAGAGATATTGAGGTTGTCCCAATGAGTAAAGACGCAAGGGATTTGACATTAACAAATGTTAATGCAACTATATTAGAAACACAGATATTTCATATTAGAGAACAAATGAAAAACACAGAGACGTGTTTAAAATATTTAGAATATGTTTACTTAGGAGGTGACCCACCATGAGTGAGTGGATTGTAACTCCAAAGGGAGAGAAGGTTATTCGTAAGTGGGAAGCTTACATTAAGAAAACAAAAAAGGAGATGGATGCCTTACAGTAATTGTTTTACCTGTAAACAGGAAGGACATATAACAAGGCTTGACGTCCCAACACAAGGGCACCACAAGTATTGTAAGTCCTGTCTTTTAGAGAGAAAGGTAGACAAAGTATTGAAAGCAATAAACGAATTCAAAGACTTCGTAAAACAACTTTAAATGGGAAAGGTCATAAGGAATAGAGGCGTAAGAGAACTACGCACGACGATTGTATTACCCACTCTTATTACGTGTTCGTTCATTGAACACCTTATGGCCCCCAAAATATGAGCTGTAAACATGAAGCACAAGTGTGTAACGATAAAGGATGGCAGTGTGTCATCTGTAAACAAATAATAAAAGACTTCTAATGTTCTATGTCTTGAGATGCCCTAGGTGTTATACATTTAGGGCAGGGGACGACAAGAATAAATCTTGGAGATGTTTCAAATGTAATTATAGTATGAATAGAAAAAATACTAAAGTACAGGCTAAGACATTGACAGTAGAAGAGACACAGGAAGTCATTAGAAAGCTAAAGTCCTAAGGGTTAAACTTACCCTACTCCTCTGGAAATCCGGTTTTGTATAGCTTTTGATTTTCTGTTGACCGATTTCTTTTTGCCATAATGCTTCTTTTTAATTGAATCAGCATTGATTTAAATTCATCATCATCAAGGACAACTTTATTTTCAGATTCTCCATAATAGATTTCTCTTAGTTGCTTGTAGCGTTCTATTTGTTTTTTGTAATTCATAAATGTAAGGTGGTTAGAGTGCAATACTATTTTGCTATTTTCATCTTCTCTAACCGATTGCTCCGTCCTTGACAGCTTCCCGTAGGACAGTCAACTCAGACAAGGAGCAAATGCTGGCCTGTTTTAGGATAGTGGTAGGCCGTACCACCGCTACGTCTGGTGACACCCTGTAGCCGTTAGGTTTGATTCAGGGAAAGAAAAACCCTTGGTCACCTTTGGCCCCATAAGACCGGAGTCTTATGGTAGCCGGTGTTTCAAGCGTAGTCGTCGTGCTTGATATTTCTATCCTTACACATTTGTCTTTTTCCCCATTCATCAAGGTAGCTGGGTATTTCAGTTACCGCGATGTCATCGGGGAAGACCGGTAATTTTTCGACCCAAAACCAAGTAAAATTGGGAGGGCCAGAATCAACGCAAGATTTGCAGATGTAATTGAATATCAATTCACCTGTTTCCAAATCAGTTGAAACCGTTCTATGTGTCGGGAGTGGAACCATGTTTATCAGACCGGAGCCTTCACCTTGACAGATAAGGCATCCTGTCTCATAAGTGTTTCCACCTGTAGCTGACTTCTGTATATAGATGTTCATTGGGGGCGTATTGTTCATAGGTGTATTACCTCTACTAGGATAAAGGACTCCTAGCAGAATGACATGGCGGAGGGTGCATATATACTTTATGGTCTCTGGACATTAGGGCAAATAACCTAATAGGTTTTTTAGGAGATTTGGGGGATTTAGATTAATGGCGATAAGCCATATTGTATTTTAGGTTATAATGTCTTTTAGGTTATTTGGGTTGATTAGGTGATTAGGTTTTTTAGGAGTTTTGGTTTTTAGGTTATTGTATTTTTTGACATTTAGGATAACAACTAGAGGTTGTTAACTGAAACAAAAACGTGCATTTTAAGGGCCGTTAAGCGTCCAAAGTGCTATTTGTATACAATCACAAGGGGACTATATACACCATGTGTTAAAACGCTTTAGAATGATTTGCATATAAAGGAAGTATATATAGACGCTTCTTTAAATTTCGGTTTTTTGACCGGTGGCCTTATAAACCCCAATATAGAGAAAATTTTGTAGAAGGGGGTATAAAAGGTTAACGCAAGGTTTATATACACTGCCCCCTGTGGAGATTTGGTTAGGCGACTAACCGGCGGTAATACAATGAACTACGCAAAACCAAGAGGCTGCAATGCCTCAACAAACGCCCAGCAATGCGACTGTCGGGTTTGTATTGATTACAAACTTGACCTTATGGAAACACTCAGAATGGAGTTTGATTTCTAATGTCTAAACACATAAGTAGAATTACTATGGATGAAGGCATTGAGGAAATCAAAGAACTAATGGCATTGATTGAATCTCAACCAGACATTCAATTATCTGCTACCTACATCAGTAGTGTTTTAGCTAGAATTAAAAACGTTACAATACCTGCAACTTATTCAGCAGGAGTAAGAGGTGAAAAGTAATGCCTAATATGAGTTATTGTAGGTACGAGAATACAGTGAATGATATGTGGGATTGTCTCGAACATATGTATGATTCTCAGGAGGATATGAGTGAATATGAAAAGGACGCCTATGTGCGATTCTTAAACATGATAGTTAATCATGCTCCAGAATGTGAGAGTATTTTGGAGTCAATGGAATAAATAAAAGGAGGTGAAAAACATGGATAGAAAACTAATAGAAACGATAGTCAAAAAGACTTTAGAAATGGCTAAGGATTTCCTCGACAATGAAGGTGCGGTTATTTGGTTAGAAGAACCTACTCTTGAATACGATAGTTATTGTAATGAATTAAACGTTACAATCGGAGGCGAGGAATTGAGCTTTGAAGAGGATGTAATCTTTGACCAAACTATTGATAGATTGGAAGATTTAGAAATCATTCCACGAGTGGAGAAATAATGAAAATGGCAGAATTAGACGCGTTCCTCAGATGTGAATGTGGGGCGCTCTATGCCTTTTTAGAGGAGAGAGGCAGGGTATGCCTCAGGTGTGATAAAGATGGTTAAGAAACGCTCTAAACGGTCCAAAAAGGCCACTCATTTAATGACTCCTTATGTCAAGTTTTATGGAGCAACAGCGATGTTGTTTAATGAGCATTTAAAAGACAAAAAAGATAGGTCAATCATAGAGGGTAGGCCAGACTTCACAGATGAATTTAATAGCAATACAGCAATGGCTAAAAATGATAGTGAAAATAAAAGGATGTATTTAGGAATCCTAAA